GCCGATATTCAGCGTACTCGGATTGCCAGTTACTGGCAACGGAGTAACTTTTGCTCAGTGTGAACGCATTCCTGCGAAACACACTGAATCTCCCTCCACACCTCGTTAACTTCCTTCCAGTGTATGGGGATTTCTCCCACGAACACTTAGGAGGAAGCGGACGAAGGTCATGCATAAGCTTTCGGAAGAAGAAGCTGGAAGCTTCAACCTCAATCGGCTTACGTACGAGCCTTCTGTACTTGTACACACACCTACGATATGGCACCTTAGGAGATGCCGAGTGTATGTACGAATCGAAATCCTCATCAGAGTACGGTCCTAAGTATTCCCGATACTTTTCGGGAATCCAACGGCTCATACACTGAACGGTTTTCGACTCCTCTAAACACCATCGGACTTCGAGAAGTCTCTTCAAACGATTTATATCGCAGAAGAGTTCATCTATTTCCTTTGGTGTCTCATCGAGGAATACTGGTCTAACGAGATGTCCCTCGAACCAATCAGTGCCACAAGATTCACGTACTGAGCCATGCAAGCATGACTTATCTACGTTTATCTCGAAGCCACAGTTGGTCAATGCTTCAATCAGCCTCTGAGAGATGCTCTGTCTGACGATAAGATCATCGCCAAACACTGCCCAATCAGAAGGAGTGACTGAACCATTGGTCTCTCTATCGACGGCATAGATAATCGCCGTAAATAGGGCAGACTCGAGCGCGAAGGTAAAACCATTCCCCATGGATGACATCATCTCGTAAGAGATTTTGTCACCGCTAAGATCTCCAGTAGGAGATCGAAGTCTTAGGAGATGGTTATACCAATCTGGGGGTAACAATAGCTTACATACCATCAAACTTATCGTGTTTGAGGCATTTTTCAAGTCGATCGTAACAAACGGATCGTCTTGAGCTATTGAACCCAGATAAGCCAACCTTCTATTCTTCTCTTGGCAATCAAGATCCACTCCCCATCGCTTAAGGCGACGGCGAATGAATCCATCAACGCCAAGTTGAAGAAATAGATTGAAAGTTGGCTCAATCGCGATAGAACGCTCGACCCGGGCGTCCTTTGGAACGAAGGAGATCCGATTTCCATCTACGACTTCAAACACTGTTGCCCAGAACACTTGACGGTCCAGAATAGCGTATTTGGGAATACCAAACCGCTCTCTGTAGTCGTCTTCTAGTGCTCCGAGCCAGCGTTCGTCGTTTTCGATGTATAATCGGGCGATCCCGCGTACCGCTCTAGTACATTGATAAGGCCATTTCGAGTATTTGAAATAACTCGATATAAGGCCTTTCTCAGTGTCAAGAGTAGCACCGGGTCCATGACGCGACCTCTCCGTCATCACGCTGGGATTCGGAATTTCAAATCCCAACAGCTTCTGCATGAATGATTGGGCGTATGTGAATACGTTAACCATCCATGATTCCTCCGCAACAGACAACTTCTTATAACCTTCCCGGTTAAAAGAAGCACACTGGCTTTCGCCCGCTAAGAACTTTATTTTAGCGGCCTTAAGTCGTGTTTCACGTTCTGTTGCGAAACGGAATTTCTTCAGAAGCGATGCCAGTTGGTAACGGGCGGCTTTTGCAAGCCAATCGTTACTAGTGGTAGGCATACGCAGTAGGCCCCACTTCTCAGGAAGATCGAGTACCTTCTCCAAATCGCGCGAACGCAATATTGGTAGAAGGTATTCAAGATCTTCTTCCGTGAGAAACTGACTGAGGTCCTCGGTTAACCAACCGAGCACTTTCCAAGGATAATCCTCGGGAAGCGAACTCGAGAGGGACTTCTCCCTCCCAACTTTTCTGGATTTGGAATTGTATTTCACGATTCCTCCAAGATACTAAGATTTCCGAAATAACGACAGCAGATTGCCAAACAGGCGAACTGCATACGTGATGATACTCGCCCACTCCTTAACTTCGGGAGGAGGCGGGTCGATGTCGAGGACTTTCTCTTTCCTCGCCATGACTAAATCATCAACTGTTCGTTAAGCGGAGTCATCACAGTATCGAGGTCCAGAAGGGCAAGAGCCCGCTGTCGAGCAATGAGAATCTGCTCGTGCGTCGCTCCTACCGGGATGGAGAACGAGACATCGACAATAATGGGTGCGGACAGCTGTGAAACGCCATCCACCCCATCAACCTGGATATCCTTGGAAATCTTGAAAGCCGTCTTAGCGACGCCTTTGAAGTTCCCAGAGGATTTCGGGAAGGTTCGATACAGACTCGTGGTGTCCTTTGCGGACATCGAATGTGTTGATCCGATGTACACAGCTCGGTTCTGATATTCTTCGAACCGGGTAAAGACATGATCCACAGGGTCTACGCCATCGTTCTGTTCATCCACTGACAACGTAATTGTGTTAGGTTGCATCTGGAAATTACTCCCTGTACTGATGTGATGCCAGGATACGCTACTTAAAGAAGCGTTTTCCCATTATCACAAGGTCTAAGAGTTTTGCCGCATCCAACTTCACGCTAAACGTGGGCAGAATGGGCAGATTAGGGTTAGGCTGTCGACTTGTGGTCTTTATGATGTTATTCACAAAGCCCCCAGAAAGTGTGTACGTACCATCCCATTTTGTATTATAGGGAGGGTTATATGTACTCACTCCATGGTCCAAGTAGATAGCCTGCGAGACGGTATCGTGTACCGTCACCCACGAGGCTAACGTCCGTAATCCCGCTTTTGGGGACCACGACGCTATTGTTTTGCCGACATTGAAAAACCAATCTACCACGAACGAGAAGGGAACAAGTTCCCACATCGCTGTGAAAGGTTGATCAAGCCCCCAGATTGTTGCTTCTGTAAGGGCGTCAATGGCGGCAAGCACTCCGGTCCTTGCACTAAATATACGGGATGAAACTTTCATGCCGTATACCTCGTAATAACCCGGGTTCTGATGGGTCATCACCACCTGGGAGGCGGTGCAAGAGTCGCTTGCTCCCGATCTGTAAGTTTGACGTAGAGGTGTTTTGTCTCGATTGCGCTTTAGCGCTTTCACGACATCACACATATCGTAAACTACAGGTCGAATAGCATAACGACCTTCCATCCACCTATCTGCCAGTTCCTTTGCAGAAAACTGTTTAGATAGGTTTCCAACATCCCATTTTCGGAGCGCTCTCCCAATTTTAAGGAGGCGTTTTCCGATTGAGATGAAGGATTTGATGGTTTTGTTTCCCTCTGCAAGTATGACAAGACCTTGCACGTCCTGTTCGCCTGCTTTCGCAAAGGCGCCAGTAACGGCTTGATCTATCACCGCTTGCGTATTGAGGGTTGGGAGTGCTAGGAATTGCGTCGTCAGAAAAGGATCTGGCGGCACATTTCCCACCCGGAACGAACCAGCCGTGTATCCGATAGACTGAGCAGGACAATAATACCATCCTACTTGAGAAAACTTACCGTACCAATCAATTGCTTGACGGTGCCAGTAAGTTTCAGTCTTGGTATAGGGATTATTAATAATTTCCCCATCCGCGGATCTACGGTAGTAATTTGGTGTAACGATGTCGTCGATGGTTTTCACGAAGGTGTACTCCTTGAATGATCCGTTAAGATCATTTGTCGGATAACGTACCCATCGGAAAAGATCGCCGCAAATCCCTAACGCATAATACCCATCTGCATGGGTTATGGTGTCAGGGCTCTCGTACACCGTGGTTCTGGTTCGCATTCAATCAACTCCTCTTTCGAGGCAGTTGATTGGAACGCATTAACATGCGGCGCCTCAACCACATATTAATACATTACTTCCCACCAGTTGGCAATATGCCCCTAGGTAGGCGGTAAGGGTGTCTTACGACACGGCACATCAGTGCCAAGTGTCCCTTAAC